TGTAGAAAATTCCAATATTTTGAAATATATCTAACTAGTTCAATATTTTTTGGGTGACTCACGAATGAGTGATTGTACCCATCTTTATGCAACCATCCAACAGACAATCGTGGTGCATAAAGTCGAGGTTCGAATACTTCAATGGGATCGGTTTCAAAGTGATGAACCCGTAAGACTTCTAGAATTCTATTCCACAATCTAACATCACTTTGGTTGAATTGGCCTAACACACAACCATTCCTTAACCGCTCCTTATAATACTCTGATACACATCCTGATTGCCAACTGACATATTGTGTATCTCTCTCCTCTGTTCCCCGACACCCAAATGGCCGTTTCAATGCAAGGCTATAATTCAGCTGTGTATTTGCATATCTCATAAAAGCTGGTTGTCCTACACCAACAAAACGGCAAAGTTGGGTTTGGTAAGTTTTTGGTTTTTGGTGACGAGCAGGATTAAATATGTTTACTACTGCTCTGTCAGTATAATCAATAACTTGACCATTCACAAGAATAACGAAATCTTTTCGACAATCCCAATCACGCCCTAAATCACACTCAACATCCATAACGCGAGCTACATTATACGTTGTGGTAAATCCATAATGTGCTATATTCATAGCTGATCGCATTTCTAGATGCTCTGGTGGAGGTGCATGTACATTGAATGTATGGTTGCCTCTTAAAGTTTCATAGAGAGTCAGGGCCCTTGCGTGAACAAAGTAATTGACAGTAGGTGTGCGAAAAGTATCGGGTAGTTCACCAAAATACCTACTTGCAATTGCACTTAATGTCTTTACATATTCTTCTTTGATATTTCCTCCTGACATCTCTTTAAGGAAAATTTTGAGTAAGGGATGAAACACGAGGTATGTAGCACCATTAAATGATTGTCTTGAACTACTGATCAATCCATCTAGTTGCTTATAACTGTAACAAGAATCACCAAAATGATTGTGACAGTGTTTAACTTTTGGATTATTTTCAGCATGTCCTGGACCCCAAGATGTTGCTTGAACTAAATGACCAACTGGAAAAATAACATACCCGTGGGGAAAATCCTCATCGGTTTGAATAATTCCTCCATTTGTACCATCAAACCAAAGTGATGGACGCTCTTCAGGAACGAAAAGCATTTTAACAGTCTGATCAAGTTCCTGTTTTACTTCATCTTCTACTACCTCATCTTCAACAAAATCAGCTCGTGGTGCTTCGGTTTTATCCCTTTGTTTAGGGTGTCTCCACTTGCATTGTTTTCCGAACTCACAAGTTCCTGATAACCAGTCTCTACACACAGCTGTCGTTTCATTGACTGGTTTCTTGTGTTTTTTATTTTTGGCTTCTTTGTGCCTACGTTTTCGATCATCTTGATCAAAATCATCAGTCTCGGTTATTGATCCGTGACTGGATGCGAGCTGTGTCTCGCGGGGATGTGACTGGCAAGTCAAAGGCAGTTTAATTAAATTAGTTGACTTCATGGTTTAACAATGTGATTGTTAACTAGCCAATGTGATTGGCGACTACTATTGATATGTATCTACTTATTTAATGACTATATACATCTCATAGACCTGACATTCACTCACTATTCACCGCAGTTGTGATAGCGTTACAAGTTTCTGAGTGGTGGTACTCCACGATTTATCGAATATCAGTTATGTATTTCTTCAATCCACCTTGCCAATGGATTTGCTTGCGCATACACTAATCCTCACCTTGTTTATTTTTCTCTAGACTATTTATTGCCACGGTTCAAATCCGAGGTTTTTCTTATCGTTACCATTCGCTGAACAGCTAAATCTGAATTTAAAGCTTACGAACAGGAGATATTTTATTAGGCTTATATTACTTTTTGCGAGAGGGCCTGAATCTCTATCTAAATACATACAAAACTTCTACTCACTTATTGATGAAATCATATCAAATGTGTTAATTGAATGAATAGCTGAAACTATTCATTAAATGTGGCGTTAACCACAAAATGTGCTTCACACATCAAAAATGCAAAATAAATTAAATCATATCAAATGTGTTAATTGAATGAATAGCTGAAACTATTCATTAAATGTGGC